CCGTGACTGAAAGGAGACTCTATGTCTTTTCCAGCTACTAACCGCCTCAGGCATAACTACGACACCGCCCTTTGGGCAGGCCAAGGTTATACCTACCATTTTACGAGCTATGCTCCAAATGGATCTTTCGATTATACCTTCACTATCAACAGTTCTCCGAAGATTCCCTTTAGTGCTACGTACATTAGAGATGTACGTAAAACTAAGGCGAATCGCCGGAAAGTTGGTCAGGACAAGGGTGCCGGAGCGTTTCCGGTTTCACCCGTGTTCCATAGTGTTATGGACTACTCGAAAGTGGGCTTAGTGTCCGACTTCACCGTAGATGGGTACTCCAATCGATTTGATGTCGATGGACGTCCCCGTCTTCCATTACCTTACTATGTAATGGAACAAATGTGCGGTTCGGTTGACGAACATGCCAATAGCTTTGGCTTGCGCATACCCAATTCTTTTCGGAATACATACTCTGAGCAAGCATTTAATTACTACTCAGAAGTATTCCCCGAGGAATTCAGCTTAGCTGAGTTCGTGCAAGGATTTGCTAAACTCTCAGAATTGTTACCTGAGATTCAGCACAGTATTACGAAAACTATTTCCGGGGGCTTCCTAAATTACAAATTTGGTTGGGAAAACCTTATGCGTGATTTAGGATTCCTAGGGTCGTTGTTTGATGAAGTCATCAAACGCATGGAGTGGTTTAAAACCACCTATGGACGCCCTACTCGCCTGGGCTTTAAAAGAGCTGTACCATGGCAGCCAGACTTTGGCGATCATGTGTACACTTCTAATCAAGCCTTTGGTTTGCTCGGAACTAGAGCATCTCTCTCAGCTTATAAGGCCACCTACAGAGCTACTGCCTGGATTTACCAGACACTTAGTCATGTAGATGGGCTGGAGGGATTCTTGAGGGTATTCCTAGGTATGATGGGCCTTAACAACCCAGTAAAGGCATTTTGGAACACTCTACCCATGTCTTTTGTGGTAGATTGGTTCTTTAATGTCTCACAGCACCTTGATCATTTAACCAGGGCACAACCACCCGTCGGGTGGGATGTGAACGATGTCACGCACTCAGTGCGTTATGACATCACCTGGACACTTGATCAAATGGAGAACTATTCATCGCATCAAGCGGTGGTTAGCTATCCAGTAGGAATGCGCGTTTACGAAAGGTATGTAGGTCTCGACTACGATCTGGAGTTGCTGAATCCAGAAACGTTATCAAGTAATCAGCAGCTTTTGTTGTTTGCTATGCTTCATCAACTTAGCTAACAACCCTATCAATAGACAGGAGCCACTTCATGTCACTTACTGATACACTCACATTGGATGATGCTTCGGGTGACGCTACCGAATTCGTCCTTATTTCTAGGGACGGATCCGGTACTGTTAGACGAAATTCTGCATCAACCAACGCGGAACCTTGGACGCTTGTAGTAAACCACAAGCAGACAGGTTCTGGTTTGGACATTGTAGATCGTCATCTCATTCAAGCCGCGAGGCTTGTTCGAGATACTCAAGGCAAGGCTAGGACTGCGATTGTAAATGTTACTCTCGCGGTTCCTCAGCATGAGGACGTCACTGATGGTATGATCATGGATATGTTTGCTAACATAACCGATCTACTCACCGATGGCGGCTTTGGCGACTCCGGTATGACCGGAACGACAAACCTCACCAAGGTCTTGCGCGGCGAGAGTTAGGCGTAGTCAAAATGACTGCCCCTCACTCACCCAAGAATAGTTTCTCTTTTATATTGACGCGTAAGCTTCAATATAGAATAGCTCCTATTCTTTCGTTCCTCCACAAGACTTCTACTAAACTTCAACCCATCATTACGATGGGTTCAAGTCTATACGCCCTGATCCGCATGATTATGCGGAAATGATCAGGTTTACATGACATGATGATTTGGCCTTGGAAGGAGCTCCTAATGGATTCCTTGAAAAGCCAAGTCGATTACGTCGACCTGTTAGAGCGACTTATCCGTCGCGATCCTCTCAACGTAACGTCAAAAACCGACATGCAGAGAGATCTTGTGACTTTGCGTCATAGATCTAAGCATGAAGGCTTGTCTTTCCTGACTAAAACCTTACCTCGATTAGGTAAGGCCTTAGATCATGGTTTGGCTGATATGATGTTCTCGATTCCTTGTGAGTTTCATTATTCACATAAGAATCGTTGTATACCTGCATTTTTGCAGGCATATTTTAACATCATATTTGATGCTTACGGAGTTCCCTGGGAAAATGCAGATCCTGAAGCAGTGAAACACCTGCGTCAGATTCTGTATTTCGCGTATAAACTCGAGTTGCCTTATTCGAAGGATCAGATTGATTCTACTTTAGAATCATTCATATCTACGGATGGTGAACTCGACTTACAGCTTGATGATTATGCGAAGCGAGTAATCGCAGTTGCCTCTTTCATCACTGCTGACATTTTTCATGGGTTTGATCCCAAGAAAATTGTTCCGCGACATGGCCCGGGGGCGGTCGCTACTGGTGAGAAGCACGAGGATAAGTGGGAATTTTCCCGTTTATATCGTGCTATTCACGAGCAGTACCCCTACTATGAGTTTTTCATAGCAGGACGAGCGAACGAACTCTTAGACCGTAGGGACTGGTACATGAACTTGGAGCGGCTGGATCAAGGCTGCGCCAAGGTAGTATTGGTTCCTAAGGACTCTCGTG